AATTTATTGAATCCATCTATAAATCCATTGATTCCTCTAATGATACCATTGAAAAATCCTAAAACATTATTCAATGCGTCAACAAGAGGTTGAAGCATCTTCTTTGGATCTTTTAATACATTTAATAAGAATAAAAGAGCACCACCAAGTAAGACATTCTTAAAGAAGTCCATCAACATATCAAAGATACCCTTGACAGGTTTAACTGCTTTCTTTCCTAGATTCTTATCATCAACTCCAGTCTTTTTACCTTTACTTTCTAATGTTTTTTCTCTACTTTCTCTTCTTTTTTTTGCTTCAGCAGCATCCTCTTCTCTTTCTTCCTTCTCACCAAGCAAAACTTGTTGTTTCAAAGTTCCAAGAATGCTCTCCATTGTACTTTGAAGAGTATCAAGATTTGGAACTATGTTTTCCAATCCCTCAGAAACTTGTTCTTTGAACTCCTGGTCATCTTCTCCACCACCCAATGGTGACTGAGCAGGAGGAAGCATCAACATCTGAGGTTTGACACTCTGTGATGGTGCTGCTGAGGAAATTACTTTACTTGATTTTAAAAATTTATTATTTAACCTCTCAGATTTTTTTCTTGTCTCCTCTGTTTTTTGAACAAACTTCTTTACATCTATTTTCTTTTTCTTCTGCCCCTCAGGTGCTTTGAACTTTCTTATTCTTAGAAACTCATTGGTGAGATAAGAGATGTCACCACTATCCATTTTACTGCCACCCATTCTAGCAGCAGCAATTTTCTCTTTGAGTAGTGTTCTATATGTTTCAAAGTCTATATCA